GTCAAAAGCAGAATGTTTAATCTTTTATAACTTTGGGTTTTCAGGCACAAATTTTATACAAGCTCGTGATCGAATGACAATTAAAGAAAGGCTTATTAACGATGTTTATTTTGTTTATGCAAAAGGATCATTAAGCGAAAAGATACACCAGGTTATTAAGCAAAAAAAAAATTTTACCGAAGCACAATTTAAGAAATGCTAGAAAGCAAGTTACAAGCTTCATGTATGAAGTACGCTAAATTAAAAGGCTGGTATGTTCTTAAAGTTATTAAATGCAATATTAGTGGTTTTCCTGATTGCACACTTTTTAAGGATGGTCAAACGATATTTGTTGAGTTCAAAAGTGCAAATGGCTTACAATCGGATTTACAGAAATACCAACAAAAGCTATTAGAGAACCAAGGCTTTAAATATTTTTTAGTTAATAATTTAAATTATTTTAAAGAGATAGTAGTTTATTAATAATAAATAGTTATATTTGTATATAATTAAAACCTAGAAACCATGAAAGCAAAAATTAAAGTAAAAAACAGATTTACATTTCCAACTTACACTGTAATGATAGGAAATGAAGTAATACAAGGGTTCTATTCAAGAGCTGAAGCGGTTGCATTCAGAAACGATTTAAACAGCAAAATAATAGAATTAATCAACTAATTAAAACCTAAAAACCATGAAAGACTTTACAAAAGAAATGAAAGAGGTCATTAAAAAACCATTTCATCACGATGAGTTAAAAGCACTTGTACACAAACACGCTTTAAGGCTCGAAAATGAAAAAAACAAAAAGTATAACTTATTACCTTCAACAGAAGGGATTTATTATTTTAAAGCTTCAATACAACTTTACGATTTAACTATTTATCAAATTACCCTAAACTCAAACTCATGAAAAATTTAATCTTAATACAAGCAGAAGTAAAATGCCCAAAAGGTTCGTTTAACTCCTTTGGAAAATACAAGTATCGAACAAGTGAACAACAGCTTGAAGCTTTAAAACCATACTTAAACAAGTACAAATGCTTACTTTATTTATCGGATGAAATTGTTATGCTAGGGTCAAAGTTTTTTTTAAAAGCAACGGCACACTTTTACGATGGAGATTTTTATATAGCGGTTTATGGCTATGCTGAAATAAGTGAGCACAAAGGTATGAGTTCAGAGCAATGCACTGGAACAGCATCAAGCTACGCTAGAAAGCACGCTATTAATGGTTTATTTTTAATTGACGAATCCGAAGCTGATATTGACGCTATTGCAAAAGATGAACGTCAAACATTAACAAATGAAAGGTTTGACAAAGCAGTTGAAAAAATACGTAAAAAAGAATACGCGATTGAAGAATTGAAAGCTAAATTTAAATTAAACACAGCTCAAGAAGGGGCTTTATTATTGATCAACTTATGAGCCTTTACTTAACTATCTTAACAATTTACTGGATAATCTTATTAATATTTTTAATATCAATTAATCCAAAATTACCAACAGGATCAACACGAATAATCAGAAATTGGAATCAAGGCTTATTTATTTTCGGTTGGTTAAGCTTTTTATTTTCCGCAGTATTAACTTTTTTAATTCAATCATTATGAAAATCAGATGTTCATCACTTCCGAAAATTTGCACCGCCTCCAAAGTCAAAGGAGCTTTAAGCGAGACAGCAAAGAGTTATATTAAAACAATAGCTAAACAAGACTTTTACGGATACGAAACCGAGCTTAACAATAAGTATGTGAAGAAAGGTATCGAGTGTGAAGGATCGGCTATATTGCTTTATAACAACGTGTTTTTTACAACACACGAAAAGAATAAAGAAAGAAAGTCAACAGAAATTATTACAGGCGAATGCGACATCATAACACCTGAATTAATTATAGACATTAAATGTTCCTGGTCATTTGAAACGTTCCCTGCAACTAGCGAGGAAATTACGTTAAAAGATTATGAATATCAACTAAGGGGCTATATGTACCTTTATGAAGTCAACAGTGCGGAGCTTGCTTATTGCATGGTTGACACTCCAGACCATTTAATTGGCTATGATAACGTACAAATCCACAAAACAATAAACGCACCGATTGAAAGCTTAGTGACTACTTTAAGAATCGAAAGGGATGAAAAGTTAGAAACTGAAATGATTGAGAAAGTTCACATGGCACATGAATACTACAGCGAGTATATTAACAAGATAAATCTAAAAAACAAATGAAACATACAGCAGTAGAATGGTTAGTTGAAAAGTGGCGTAACTACGATTTAAACCTAGGCAAGTCAGGGTTTAATTTATTCCTTAAACAAGCCAAAGAAATGGAAAAGGAGCAGATTAAAAATGCTTGGTTAAATTCACTAACTACAGGTGATTACCTTTGCGCACAAGAATACTACAACGAAACATTTAAATCAGAATAAAATGAACAAAGAGACAAAAGAAAAAGCTGAAACTTTGCTAAGTCAGTTTCCGACCAAAGAGGCGGCTATTGAGACAGCTAAAGTCATGGAGAAAGGCTTCAGAAAGTATTTAACCATCTGGACAAATGTCCGCAAATACATAGAGCAACATGAAAAACATAATTGATTTTAAAGACATTAACTTCTCGGTTATTGCTTCACATTTGAAGTACAATCGAAAAAGTTATAAAAAACAAAAGCTAGTTGAAAAAGCCTTTGAGATTGCAAATGAAGTGTTAATTTTAAAACAAAAAGAACAATGAAAAATGAAATGAAATTTACGGGTATTATTACTAATATCCTTGATGTTATCCAAGTGGGAAAAACAAAAAAAATTGAATTTATTGTAACTGAAGAAGTAGATCAATATCCTCAAAGTGTTAAGTTTTCAATCTATGGAGATGAGAAAGTAGATAAGTTTGAAAAGTACAACAAAGTAAATGCAAAAGTAGATGTATCGTTTAATTTTCGCACGACTGAATGGAACGAAAAGCATTTTACAAGCATTGAAGCTTGGAAAGTTTTCAAAGCTGAAGAAGTGAACGCAGAACCTTTTTAGCACTTTAGAAAATATATTTGAAAAAGTTTTCAAATTCAAAATAAGTTTGTATATTTGTATAGTTGAAAGCAATTAAGCACAACACTAAAATTAAAAAAAATGAAAAATTTAGCGACAAAAGAAAAAGTAAATCTTCCAAATGGAATGACTTGCTACAAGGAATTTGAACAAGAAGCATTGAAAATTTTTAATGCTGCTTACGATAGATCGTTTGATGGCGAAAATTACGAATATGCCAATGCAAAAGCTGATATAGCATTAATAAAATTTTTGAACGACTAATGAAAATAAAAGAAACTAGGGGAGGCTCTCGGCAAGGTTCGGGTGCTAAACCTAAATACAACGAAGAAACTAAAGCGGTTTCTTTTCGCTGTCCATTGTCAAAGGTTGATGAACTAAGATTAGTTGTCAAGTCTAAATTTTTGGAGTGGTCGGTAAAATAGCTACTAATACCGATATATACGCCACTCGATCATAAGTATAGGCGCACTAACTTCTTATCTTAATAGAACGCTGACAGCTCGGAATAGACGGCATTTTTAAACTTTAATAACAAACATCATGCAGGAAAAAATTGACGAATTAAAGAAACAATTAACGGGCAACCTATACGATGATATGGATATTCATAACGAAATCTATGAGATTAAAAAACAAATGAATCCCGAAATAGTGAACAACCCTCAACAAGATCAAGACGAGTGCGAAGCTTGCGGTTCTTAAAAAGTTAAATTATGATAGAGATAGTTAGAAGAACATCGCACCGACAAATGAACTACATCAAAGATGCAAGCCTTAAAATTTATTTAAAAAATGGAAGGGTATCTTTAACACAAAAAACCTGCAATATTTTGAATGTAAAAGACAATGAGGGCGTAATGTTTGGATTTAATAAAAAAGAAAAATCAGCATACATAATTAAAGATACCGAGCCTGATGCTTTTATTATTCATCAACGGGATAAAAATACTTTTCGTTTTTGTAGCAAAGAATTAATAGGATGGTTTGATGAAGTGTATGAACTTTCTAAAACAGGCGTTTTATCTTTCTCATTTAATATTGATGAACAGCCAAACGAAAAGGGAATGTATAAATTAATACTAAGATAAAAAATAGTACATTTGTACTTTGGGGGATTAGCTCAGATGGCTAGAGCGACTGCCTTGCAAGCAGTAGGTCAACGGTTCGACTCCGTTATTCTCCACTATGATAAATATTATTTTAACATCGTTATTCATTAGCTTATTACTAAGGGATGATTTAAATATAGGCTACTACTTAAGAAAGTGGCTAGGCATTCGTATTTCAAAATCTATAAAGATACTTGATTGTTTTCCTTGCTTTTCTTTTTGGATTAGTATTTTAGTAAGTATTTGTTTTTTAGAAATAAGTTTTGCACCTTTGTTTGTATTTGTATTTGGGAAAATTTATGAAACTATCGAAAAACGCTAAAGAGAGCTGGCAAGCTATTAAAGTAAAAGTGCTTAAAGGTGAGCTTGATTATACAAGGCATGAAAAGTTACAGATACAAGAAGTTTACGCAGAACTAACGGGTTATGTAGCTCAAGTGGATGGCTGTCAAGGATGCTTAAGAGATGTGATACAATGTTTAATTAATAATTATAATGCCAAAACATAAATATATAGAAACACCTGAAAAACTTTGGGATTTATTTGAACAGTATGTTATTCATGAGAAAGAT